GTGTTCCACGGGAACAAATCTGCTCTGCCGCCGCCAGCGACATTTCATCTTTCACGAAGTCCTTTCCAGCAGCCATGATATACGGCACTTTGCCGTCAATGCTTTTCAATTTCATCGGGTTCTTTCCTTTCTTTGTTCCATGCTTCAACATCAACGCCGATACGCTTCAACATTTCTTTGCAGAGCCATGTGTAATCGTCCGGCATTTGATAATACTGGATAAGGCGGTCATGCTCGGCGGAGAAAGCGTCATAGAACTTCCGCAGGCGCTTCTTGCCGAAACCAAGGTGAACATGGAGGGTATAAAGCACCATAGCGTCAATGTCATCGGCGTAGCGCCTGTCGGCTTCCACGATCTGACGATTGATTTCCATGTCCATCGCTTTTCTCTCGGCGGCAGTTAAGACCGCACCGAACACCTTGCCGCCAGCTTTCTTAATCCTCATACCTCAATGTCCTCGAAGAAGACGGGATAGGTCTGTTTCAGCAGGGTCAGGAGCATATTGGCAACGACCCGCATATCGGGGTGAGCCGCTACGGGACAGCGCATACGACAGAAGTGCCGCCACTCTCTGAGGTCAGCGGTCATGACCACCTCGGTCTTCAAGCTGTTCGGGAGGACAGATCGGGCTTCCTGCGGGGTGCAACCTTCGTTCAACAGGTCGAAGTAGGCGACCTCGGCGTGTTCACACGACCGCTTCCAGATGTGGTAGGTCGAGTCGGTCTTGGCAAAGGTGGAGGGGCGAATAACGGTGATCTCGCCGCCGAAGCCCTCCTTGCCGTAATTGCAGTAGCGAGTGGACTCCTGACAGAACGCCGCCAGACGGTGACGGACGATCTCGTGGCTTACACCCCGGTCGCAGATAAAACGGACTGAGAGAGAGCCATGCTCAATGACAGCTTCGTGACCCCGCTTGATAATACCCCGGACGAACTTCTCTGCGCTTCCGTCCGTGATCTTGTCCTCGGACTTATAGCAAGTGCGCCCTGCGGCTTCGATGGTGGTCAGAAGGGTCTTATAATCGGGAGCGTTGATAAGCTCCACAGAAGATTCAATGATTTTCACTTTCAGACTCCCTTTCATACCAAGGTTTGAAATTGACAATCTGCTCGTAGAGCTTGTCAGCTCTACCATTGAAACAAATTGTGCGGTCATCGACATGAACGATGGAAGGAACTTTTCTCGCTTGAATTTGTACCGTTGGAAACCCGTAGTGTTTCAGCCATTCAGCAATCGCCGTCTGTCCCTCAAAGGACTCCGCACGAGAAGAACAGATGACTACACATAAACCATCTCTTATGAGTTGTTCAATGACCTCTTTAATTCCTTCTACGGGAGGGTCGGGGATAACTGCGGCACCCTTCCAGCCGCTTCGGTAGGAATGAATTACGCCATCGAAATCGAAAGAAACCGTTGGGATATACATACTTCACACCCCCGCAACATGGCTTGCCAACATATCGGCTTGGTGCGTCCACAGTACATTCGGGTACTGACTGACTGCTCTGGTGTAATCGTTCCACTCGGACTTGTCGGTGAAAGCGCCCATGTGATAGCGGATACACATGATTTCTTCATCAGTCAGTGTGTAGAACTGAGAGAGAAGCATGACGGACTTATCGCCGTGACCTTTCAGAAGGGTGTCGGGGTTGTACTCCCACGCCTGTTCGTCATAGATTGGTGTGCGCCCACCATTAAATTCTTCAATGTGGCCTGCTACCGGGTGGCGGTACTGGTCGATCTTACACAGGTCATGGAACATACCCACGATGAAAGGAGAACGAGCCTTGCGCCAAATCAGGTGATTATCCTGAGTCAGCGTCAGGAGGAACTTCGTGACCATGTAGGAGTGTTCCAGAAGACCGCCCTCATAATTGCCGTGGTACTTGGTGGAAGCAGGGGCGGTGAAGAAGCCGTAAGCCGTCAGGTACTCCATCATGTCATCGGAAACAACAGAGGTTCCGTCAGGCAGCTTCATGAAGTTCATGAAATCAGTCACTTCGGACTTTGAGAAGCAGTCAGGCATTTTCGTACTCCTTTCTGTGAATACTCTTTTCGCTGTCGAACCCGTCAGGGTAACGAGCCAGCAGCTTATCGACATTGTGCTGTGCCACATATTCGAGGGTCACACCCAAGCCGGTCGCCAACTGTGCGACATACCAGAGAACATCGCCCAGCTCGTCAACCATCTTCATCGGGTCGAAAGCATGACCCTGAAACTCGGTCTTTTTCAGAATGTCAATGCACTCTCCGGCTTCGCCGTTCAAACCGTAACAGCCGTTGCGAACCTTATCCCATGAAGTCAGGTCGCCGGAAGTACGCTCGGCGGCTTTCTGATAATCATTCAGTGTCATCGTTAGCGACCTCCATTTCCACCACCGTCATAATGGCGTAGTTAGCGAGGTCAATCAGGGTGTCTCGGATAGACTCGTCATTGACCTTCTGTTCACCGCCACGGGAGAGAGTTTTGAAGCGGCTGAACTTATCACCCAACCGAATACGAGCCATCGCCATTCCTTCTTCAACGAAGGTCTGGTGAAAGCTGTCACCGTAGTCATGGTTCTTACGCTCATAGAGATTGTTAATCTCTTTGCAGATTTCAGCGTGGCGCTGAACCTTGGAGAGCGAACAAATATAGGCTTCTGCCATTGTAGCTTATCCTCACTTTCAACATAGTTTTCAACATACCATTGGCGAGGGAGAGCCTTTCAAATTAGCCCTCCCTCGCACCCGGTATCAGCCAAGGAGAGCTGCCAAATCCATCGGTGTCTTAGGAGCGGCCTGAGAAGCCGCAGAAGCGGTTTTAACAGCAGAGGTAGTAACCGTATTGCCAGCGCCGCCCCAGCCCTCAGAGGGGCGCTTATCGGCCAGACGGACGAAGGTAATGCTCTGTCCGGGCTTCTTCTTGTTCTCCTGAACATCATGTTCCACATCGCACTCGATGAAGTGACCAATCAGATCGGTGTGGTCGATCTCGGTCAGGTCGAAGTTACCGAGCGCAGTCTTGGCGAAGTAGCTGAAAGCGTTGTATGCACCCTCGTTGGGAGAGCCATCGGATTTCAGCAGAGAGAAGCGCTCGATGTGCTTACTGCCGTTCTGCGTCTGCATATAGATTTCCAGCTTACCGAAGTCTTCCTTGTACTTCACATCGGTAATCTGAAAGACATGAGTACCTTCGGGAATGAGGGTGAAACCCTCGGTGAGTCCGATTTTAGCCATTGTTTTTGTCCTCCTTCATGGTGTAGAAATTGAGCTGTTCTGTGTACTCGCAGGGGAAGATGATACCAACCAACTGGTCTTCATCATCGGGGTACTTGGCGTACTGCTTGACCAGCAGGGCTTTCGGTACGCTCTTGTCGCTTTCCAGATCGTAAGCATACAGAATTTCGCAGAAGTCAGACTTCTCGATCAGCGACCAGTCATCATTGGTGATGGGAAGGGTCATGGTGCTGTCCTGCGTGGCGAAGATACGAACACAATCCTTGATTGCGCCGTCCGGCTCAGGCATGATTGCCTTGACCAGCGTAGCGTACTCGGTGCAACCGACCTGAGAGATCAGGCGACCAATGCCATCAGGCATTTTCTCGTTGCTGTACCCGGTCACGCTGCGGATACCATCGGGAATGAGTATGAGTACGGACGGGGAAGCAAGCCAGCGTTCGTCCATGTACTCGTAGATAGCGCCGCCATCGGGGGCGAGGGACTTCACGAACTTGGAAAACTTCATAGGTCAATCCTCCTTAATGATTTTTGGGGAAATGCGGTAGCTGTCCTCGGTGGTCGTGTACTTCGCCAGAATACCGTCCGCTTTCATAGCGTCCTTGTCGATCTTCGTGGTAGAAGTACGGCTGACTTCCCAATTATAGGCAGAACCAGCGATAGACACCTTCTTGTCACCGTCACGGAACTGAGCGATTGCGGCTTTCTTAATCATGTCGGTCAAGACCTTGTACCGCTTCTCGTCCTCAGCCACCTCAGCGGCGTGAGCGTCCAGCTTGGCTTTCAGGTCTTCGGCTTCCTTGACCAGCGCCGTCATATCCGTTTCAGGAGACAGATTGTTGGTGCGGAGGGCTTTCAGGATTTCAGCGTCCTTGCGCTCGTCAAAGGCGGGAGAAATACCACTCTCCACATAGTCCTTCCACCATTTCAGGGCAGGCTTCACATACTTCTTCTCGAAATCAGGATACCGCTCAGATACCTTGAAGGGACGGGTGATGGTATTCTCACCGCTACACACGAACTTCTCAGGATTGTCGTAATCCTTGGGTTCAAGGAAGGAAGCGACCATGATAACCTCGTCCACGCCGAGAAGGTAAGCGTACAACGCCGCCTGCAAAGCGTAATACTCAGGAATATCGTCTTTCCAATCCTCGACACGCTTGGAAGTCTTCATTTCGAGGACGGTGGTGGGCTTACCATCTTTGCCATAGAGCAAGTAGTCCCACATACCGCCGAGAACGGGGCTTTCCTTGAAGAAGTCGCCGTAGGTCTGACGGAAGTAGTCTTTGCCCCAAATGTCGGTCGGCGTGACCAGATTGCTCATGAAGTAGGTCTGCTTCATGTACTCGGCCTGCTTAGGCTCGATGGTCTTACCAGCGATGGTGTAGATCGTGTCCTCGAACGGCTTCTGATAGGTGCGGGTCACTTCACACCAAATCTCGAACGGTGTAGACCACGGGTTCAGACCGAGGATAGTGGCGAAGCGAGTACCAGTCAGCTTCTTCGGGCGCTTGGGAGGGATAATCTGGATTTTATTGCCGTCAAGCCATTCCATTTTTGTTTACCTCCTTATAATTCACAAATTCGTCAGCGGCACATTCCCGAACGGCAGTATCAGGGTTGTTACCGTAGAGCTTACAGCAATCCGCTTCCAAGTCTGCATTGACGCACTTGCGACAATCAATTTCAATCATGCCTTAGCCCTCCTTCGCCGCCTTCATTTCGTAGCCAGCCAGCATATCGTTCACGCCATCGATCAGAGCGTCACACTTGTCGGCTTCGATCTTGGAGAAGCCCTCGGTCTTCATGGCGACGGTCTGCACGAACTGTTCCTGCTCTGCGTCAATATCCATGAGCTTTTTCAGCAGACTTTTCAGCGTACCAACCTGTTCCTCGGTAGCCGCACCAGCAGGAGCGCCGGTCAGTTCCTTCTTGATTTCCTGACGCTGTTCAGTGGTCACAGGGGGCTTCTTCGTGACGGTAGGAGCGGGTGCGGGAGTTGTGTCAAACTCGCCGCTGTCGATACTGTCATGCTCCACAATGTCCAAAACGAGCTGCCACAGGTAGCGGCGAATGTAGGTGATGGAGCTGCCGGTCGCCTGCATTTCGTTTGTGACCTGATTGCCAGCGTTGGACACGATGGGGGCGATGGG